TGGTGGGACGAAAGTTATGATACCGAACTTGACAACAATAAAAGATTAGCAAAATTAAAAATTGTTATAGACAATATTGCTAACCTAAACTATAATAAAACTCTTGATGAGATGTATGATGTCTTAATACACAATCAAAAAAATATAGCAACGCTTGAAGGGAAATTTGATGACTTATATCGTAAATGACGCATGTATAAAATGTAAACATATGGATTGCGTCGAAGTTTGTCCAGTGGATTGTTTTTATGAAGGCGAAAACATGTTAGTAATCAAACCAGACGAATGTATTGATTGCGGAGTATGTGAACCCGAATGTCCTGCTGATGCTATTTTACCTGATACTGTAGACGGAGCAGAACAATGGGTAGAGTTCAATGATAAGTATGCTAGTATTTGGCCAAACATTACAGTTATGCGACAAGAAGATGTGCCACCTGATGCCGAAGATTGGCAAGGAGTCGAAGGCAAAATGAAATACTTTTCAGAGGAACCCGGACGTGGAGACTAAATTGATAAATGATCTTGTACGAATTGATGTTCTAGAAGAAGAAATTAAATATTATAAATCATTAGTACAAGAACAAGACACAGGATTTATTTACACCACAATTTCTTTTTTAGAAAGCAGAATAGAAAATATAAAAGGCAATCACAATGAATGGCCTTTTAGATAAATTTGATTTAGCTCTTACAACAGATATTGATAGACTACCAGAAGATCGCAGACTTTATGAAATAGATAGCTATGATTGGTTGTCTGCTTATCCTGCACATTGGAACCCTATTAGTTTAAGATTACGTTTACTTTTTGAAGAATTATGGCCAGGCAATGGACCAGAAGAACTGCTCGATACTACAGAATGGAAAATCAAAAATGTACCAAATGCCAATGGATACAAAACTATACTTTCTGTCTATTTCTTATTACAAGAACAATATTTAGAAGATCCAATTACTATAAATTATTTGAAAAGACCAGCAACTGATCCGCAAATAATGATAGAGCCTGGAAAATTACGTGTTGATATGTTGCCTTACATGCCAAATCACAAAATACGTATTGCTACATTTGGGCTAGGGGATTATCTACCTAAAGAAAATCTAATTTCATTTGACAATCTTGTTGATTTAGGATATTATGTAAGAACAGGTTTCGCACAACCCGAAAACGATGTATACCTTAAAGGTATATATAAATCGCACGATGTTGTATCTTATTGGACTAAATGCCAACAACAAGGCATTGTAATCAAGTACAATAAAAAAGGTATGTATATCAACGATAAACGAATAGTTAAACGTAAGAACGATGGCTCTTACTTGTTAGACGCACCATTACTATATAAAGGAAAATAAATGATTAGATTAGTAAGTTACACAAAACCAACCGCAGAATTTGTAAATGAAGGTATTCAAGATAATAATCTTCTAGACCTTGTAGCGTTTTGTGCTAGAGTAAGCAATCCAGCTAATCAAATGAACAGCGAAACAAGTGAGAAACTTGTAAAGTATTTAATAAAACACGCACACTGGAGCCCGCTAGAAATGGTCAACGTGTGTATGGAGATTGATACTACACGTGATATTGCGCATCAGATTGTTCGACATCGTAGTTTTGCTTTTCAAGAGTTTAGTCAACGTTATGCTAATCCAGAAGAAATGGGAGATCAGTTTGTAACTCGTGAAGCAAGATTACAAGATCCTAAAAATCGTCAGAATAGTATTGATACTACAGACATTGAACTACAACAGCAATGGGAAGGTTATCAGCAAACTGTGATCAATGCGGCAAAAGCAGCATACAACTGGGCTATTGACAATGGTATTGCTAAAGAACAAGCTCGTGCTGTTCTACCAGAAGGCAATACGAAAACACGTTTATATATGAATGGAACTTTGCGTAGTTGGATACATTATATTGAGCTAAGAGGTGCTAATGGAACACAAAAAGAACACATGGAAATCGCTTGGGAGTGTGCTAAGGTCATCGCAGAGATATTTCCTCTCGCAAAGGAACTCAATGCCGCAAACATTTGAACCTGCTTTAGAATGGAATGAAGACTACGCATGGTGGCCTGTGCGTAGTAGTTGGAGTAAAAAGCGTATTTGGTTAAAGAAGTTCTGGAGAGGTAAAATTTACTATGATGTAATGGGTAGGCCACCAGTAAAGGGTAATTGTTGGGAGATTATTTACAGCGAAAATGAATACTTGTTATATCTAATGCGCAAGGAAGAATCCAACGACCATGTCCCTGTATTTAAGAGTGTAAGGGGGAACAATGCCCCCCGTACTATATAAAGTTAAGCGTCTCCGTATACTTCTAAAACTTGTGTCACCGCTTCATGTCTTTCAATGTCCTTGTGATGGAAGTTTATTGCACTAATACGTGTTGCTTTTGATTGTTTCAACTGGTTAGAAAAATCGATTAATCCATTATCTTTTAATCTATCAGCCTGTGCTAAATCTCCTGTTACTGCCATTTTACTATTTTCACCAATACGTGTAAGCAACATCTTCATTTGATTAGGTGTTGCGTTTTGCATTTCATCAGCAATAATAAAACTATTCTTAAACGTTCGACCACGCATGTATGCTAAAGGTGATATTTCTATCACGCCCTCTTTTATCATACTTTCAATTTCGTTTGCGTAAAAATATTCACGAAACACATCAAATATTGGTCGTGTCCATGGTGCCATTTTTTCTTCTAGTGTGCCAGGTAGAAAACCTAAGTCTTCATCAGCACTAACGGCTGGTCTAGTTACAACTATGCGTTCTACTTCACCATCTAAAAATGCTTTAACAGCAACTTGACACGCTATCATAGTTTTACCAGTTCCAGCTGGACCTATCCCGAAGACTATGTCTTTATCCCGGTTCATTAGTTCTAGTATATATTTTTCTTGACTACGATTGCGTGGTAGTATTTTTACTTGTCGTGATTTTTGTGGTAGGAAGTTTGATAATTTTACAACATTGTTGTGATTGCTTGTGATGTGTGCTTGCCTTTTGGCTCTAGCTTTACCCATTAAGGTCCTCCTATTGTACACAGGGGTATTAGCAGGTTCCCCTGCAATGGTATTTAGTCAAAGAGGTATATTTAAATCTGCGTATATTGGTTAGCCAATACGATAAATAAGTATGTAAGTTTAAGGACGTACCATGAGTATACTAGATGAATTAGATGTAATCAAAAACATAGAAAGCATATATGAAAGCAATAGTGCTTTTAATGTTCTAAAAGATTTTGAAAGAGTTCTTGACGAACTCGATATCTATGTTTATAAAAATTGGGAAGATGGTGAATTAGCAGAAGGCCCAAAAATTGATCGGCATTGGGTAACAGCTAAATTCTTTTGGCCAAGAGAAAATATGCCAGATCCAATGGGTGGAAAGCGTTTGCTTGATTACGATTGTAAAATAGGATACCAAAAAGGTAGCATGTTACGTCCAAGAAAAATCATGACTCCAGACGATATTCGTCCTGGTACCAAAAAAGGCAAAATGGACAGACATCCTATTTGGATTGTAGAAGTTACAATGCCAAAGAAATTACTTGCTGACCTTTACGGCGCAAGTTTTGAAGATTTAGATGTACAAGATGAAACTGGGCAAGTAGACGCTGCTCCACAACAAACACCTCAAGACACACCTGAGTTAGAAGATACAGAAGTAGGCGGAGAAGTATAATGGGATTACGACCTAATGATTTAAAAGATCTAGTAAAAAATGTTTTTGAAGTAGATAGTTACCAGAGCAAAATGGGCAGTGATAAAGATATTGTTGTATTAAGTTTTACAGTGCTTGAAAAACCTGCTGCTGATGACCTTGTTCAATTTATCGAAAGTGGCTATAATTTTGTTTTAGATGCTGACGCTACAAGCGGTGAACAAAGTGATGGATACTACAGAGTATATGTAGAAATGGAACGTGATCAAAAAATTCCTGAACAAATTATGGAAATAGTAGATGGCGTACAAAAGCTAACAGGTAAAAAGTTAGGCTATAGATATTATAAAGCATTTGAACCACATCCTGCTTCGTATGAAAGTTTAGCAGAAACAATTCCTTTAGATGACGAATCGTACGAAAAAACAGTAAACGAAAACAACATGAATAATTTTAAGAACTTTTTTACAAAAAGCTATGTAGATGATATTATGATGGAAGACGATGAGCTTATAATAAAAAAAGCATATGCTGATCCTATTGGCTTTGTTGTCAAAGGATTTGGACCAACACATGAAGTCTTAGAAAATATCGAAGATAAAATAAACATGAACGACTACGCAGAAATAATGTTCCTAACAAAATATTGTGGTGATTATAATATTAGTAAATTTGGAAAAAAGACTTTAACATTTGAAAATGAAGGGCATATGCTAGTAGTAGAAAGAATATGATACCATATACTTACTGTCAAAACTGCGGAAGAACATCACATTGTGGAACCTCACAATATATGGCGTTGGAACGCACACCTGGAACACATGAGTCGCCAACTATAACAAAAACATGTAACACTTGCAGATGCGACCACTGCGCACCTAACAACAAGGAAACATAATTATGGGTAAAGAACATTTTGATTTTGATTTTGAACCGTGGATGGCAGAAGAACTCATTCACCGCAGCGATTGGAAAGATTGGTATGACGCTATGCTTGAAATCTTACCACTATGGGAAATTAATACTATTCCAAGAGTAGCAGGATTTATTGCTCAGTGTGGACACGAATCAGGAGGATTCCGTGTAATCACTGAAAATTTAAATTATAGTGCTAAAGCACTTAATACTATTTTTCCTAAGTACTTCAAGAGAGCCGGAAGAGATGCTAATCTATATCACAGACAACCTGAAAAAATTGCTAATGTCATTTATGCGAACCGTATGGACAACGGAGACACAGAAAGCGGTGATGGCTGGAAGTTCCGCGGAGGCGGCCTTATTCAGCTTACTGGACGATACAACTATACAGAGTTCGCCGAAGATGTAGATATGACAGTTGACGAAGCAGTTGATTATGTGCGTACCAAAAAAGGTGCGTTGGACAGTGCTTGCTGGTTCTGGGACGAAAACAACATCAACAAACACTGTGACAACATGGACATTTTAAAAATGACCAAACGCATCAACGGTGGTACTATTGGTTTAGAAGATCGTAAAAAGCATTGGGCACATGCACTTGATGTGCTAGGTGGTGATTATGAAGAACCAGAAGTTGAATACGACTTAAACCAAGTATTAAGAAAAGGTTCAAGAGGACCGCTGGTAGCAGAGGTTCAAGAAAAACTTGGCATAGCACCAGCAGACGGTATCTTTGGACCAGGAACAGAAAGAGCAATCAAAAGTTGGCAGTCTAGTAAAGGTTTAGTAGCAGATGGTGTATTAGGACCTAAAACATTGGGAAAGCTCTTCGGGTAGGTGGTATGGGCGCTAAATTAGCAATAGTTATGTTTATGTTATTGTTAGGTGTCGGTGGTATTGGCTACTGGTATTATAACGATACACAAGAACGCTTGGCTATTCTTACATCTAATAATGCTAAACTAAACACAGCAGTAGAACTTAATGAACAAACTATTAGTTCACTAGAAAATGACTATGAGAAAGCTTCTAGTGAACTTGCTAGTTTAAACGAAGCATACATTGCTATACGCAGGCAGAACCAAAGACTTGCTGATAAGCTACAGGAAATAGATTTAACGGCAGCAGCAATAGCAAATGCTGAAGGTATAGAACGTGCTGTAAACAGAGGCACTGAAAATGCTGGTAGATGTTTTGAACTTCTATCGGGGGCAGAACTGAATGACAAAGAAAGGAACGCTGAAAATGGCATCGCTTTTAACAAAGAGTGTCCTTGGCTTTACGATACTTATAAGTCTCGCGGCCTGCTCAACCAAACCACAGCAGATTGATATATCTACTAGTCCAGTAGAAAAACCTACCCTTACCTTACCTCCTGTTGACGAACTTAACATGCGTAATGTAGAATGGATTGTGCTTAACGAAGGCAATGTAGATTCCGTAATAGACAAACTACAAACCGAAGGCAAGGCATTTGCTTTGTATGCGTTAACAGGTGAAGGCTACGGCAATTTAGGTTTAAACTTTTCAGACATACGAGCTTTAGTACAACAGCAGCAAGCAATCATAGCAGCATATGAAGGCTACTACAAAGAGGCAGAAGAAGCACTTGATAAAGCAGTTATTGTGGACGAGTAGTATACTTGTCGTTGCTGGTTGTAACAATGTACCCAAACCCGATCCAATTGTTTCAGCACAAACTTATATAGGACTAGAAGAACGGCAAGATCGTAGTGAAATACGTGAATTAGTTGGTGTAGATCCTGTACGTACAGAATGGTGTGCGGCATTTGTAAATGCTATATTAGAAATAGATGGCATACCAGGTAGTGAAAGTGTAAGCGATGTTCCACTTATGGCTCGTAGTTTTCTCAATTGGGGCGAGCCAGTTCAACCTGAAGATATTCAACGTGGCGATATTGTAATCTTTCCTAGAGGAGACGAAGGATGGAAAGGTCATGTTGGATTTTTTATAGAAGAAAAAAACAAACGTTGGGTAATATTAGGCGGTAATCAACGAAATGAAGTGCGGTATGATTTATATATACCTAACAGAGCAATAGGTATACGTAGAGCTAAATACACACATATAAAGAGGGGCAACAATGTGGGAAATGATCGAAAGGATGGCGACGGATAGACTGTGGATTTACACAGCAATCGGTGGCAGTGTGCTTGGTGCTATATTTGTAGCATACATTAGTACAACACGTATCGGTCTATGGGGCTATGCCCAAGTAGATCGTGCTATTGACTATCTTGTAGAACGTTGGGGACTTACATGGCTAGAACAGCCTGAAGACGCATGGCGAAAAAAGTATCCAAAAATCACAGCAAAGATAGATGACTTAGAGGGCAGATTACAAAAATTGGAGGGTAAAAATGCCAAGAAAAAAACTTGAAGACTTAGACGCAGCGCCAGCAGCAGAACCAAAGGCAGATGCTGAAGTTGTGGTTCCGGCAAGTAGCAGTGGTGCTACTAAAAAAGTAAAACTAGACTTAGAAGTAGATACAAGTGTAAAAGATCTAGGACCTAATCCTTTTGCTAAAATGATTCATTTGGCACGGGCTGTAGATGCTTGGAGAATTTTTCCACGTATCTTTATTACAACTTATATCTATTTGTTATATCAATGTGTAATGTGGTACATGGAGTTACCAAATCCTACACTAGAACAATCAGGGCTTATTAGTGTTGTTGTAGGTGCTGGAGCAGCATGGTTTGGACTTTACGCCGGAACTAGCAAGAAGTAGACACTTAGCAAATAAGTAATAGTATGGACTATTACAGTATACTTGGTATAAACAAACAAGCTAATCAAGATGAAATTAAAAAGGCTTATCGCAAACAGGCGATGGCCCATCATCCTGACCACGGCGGTGACAGTAGCAGGTTTGCTCAAATCAACGAAGCATACGAAACACTTAAAGATCCAAATAAAAGACAAGAATATGACAATCCTCAAGTTAGGATGAATGTTAATTCTTCTAATTTAGATGACATTATGAATGCGTTTTTTGGACAACGTCAACAACGGCCACAAGTAAACAGAGATATAAAAATTTCTATTACCATTGACTTAGAAGATGTTGCTGTTGGTAGAGATGTTTTAGCAACTTATAAACTATCAAATGGAATGGAAAGTAGTGCTAGTATAAAAATACAACCAGGTATTGAACATGGACAAGCATTAAGGTTTAGAGGGTTAGGAGATGCTACAGATCCAAGACGCCCGCGAGGAGACTTAATAGTACTAGTTAAAATTAGACCACATACCAGATTCAAAAGAGATGGTAAAAATCTTTATACTAATATAAAAATAAGTGTGTTTGATTTAATGTTAGGCACAGATGTTATTGTTGAAAAAATTGGAGGCGGCCCTTTACGAGTTAATATACCAAAAGGCACACAACCGTCACAAGTTTTAAGTGTAGCTGGATACGGTTTACCCGATCCTAGAACTGGACGTACAGGACATATGTATGTAAACATACATGGTGTTCTACCAAAAATTGACGACCCTGAAATGGAAAGAAGGATAAAAATCTTAAATGATGAACTTAGTACTCGCACCTAATACAATGCTGGAGAATCCAGTTAAAGTATATGATTTAGAACAAATACATCCTGCGCCAATTGCGTTGGATATGATTGATGTAATGAAAAAATATGGAGGTGTTGGCATCAGTGCTAACCAAGTAGGGTTTAATGGGCAGATATTTGTGATGAAAACTATATTAAATAAGAAGTATGGTGATCCTATGGTTGTTATTAATCCGCAAATACAAGGTATTAGCAAAGAAACAGAATTAGGACCCGAAGGATGTCTTAGTCACCCTGGTTTGATATTGCGAGTAAAACGACCAATTAGTACTATTGTGTCATTTCTTACCTTGACAAATGACTATAAAGATGTTATAACTGTAGAGATGAAGTTGGATGATATTGATGCTAGAATCTTTTTACATGAATATGATCATCTACATGGCATTCAATATATAGATAGAGTGAGTCGTCTTAAGGTCAAACGAGCTGAAGAAAAAAGACTTAAAGATATTAAGAAAGCATTAAAAAATGGTAGAACCAAGTAGCGAATTACAATTAGTATTTGACAAAGCAGTAGGAGATGCTAAAAAACTTTCTCATGAGTATGTTACCTTAGAACATCTTCTCTTTGGTATGTTGTGCGAAGAAAAGTTTTTTGATCATTTAACAGAATTTGGCATTGACACAGAACTACTAAAACATAATTTAGAAAATTATCTAAAAAGTAAATTAGAAAATATCAAAATTGATATGGAGACAGTATCAAAAAAATGGAAGCCTAAGAAAACACAGACAGTTGAACGTGTGCTTAATAGAGCTTTTGCGCAAGTTCTATTCCAAGGAAGAAATACTATTGACATACCTGATGTATTTTTAAGTATACTAGGTGAAAAGAAAAGTTATGCCTATTTCTTAACAACACAAGTTGGTATCAACAAACAAGAATACCAAAACTATCTGAGTATCGAAATTGGTGAAAAGGAAGAAGAAGAACAAATACAAGAAAATGCTGGAGCAGCAAATCAAGCCTTGCGTCAATTCACTGAAGATCTAAATTTTCAAGTACGCAACGGAAAAATTGATCCAGTTATTGGAAGATTTGAAGAATTAGATGCTGTCGCACTAGCACTAGGTCGTCGTAGTAAAAGTAATGTGCTTATGGTAGGTGATCCAGGTGTTGGTAAAACTGCTATAGCCGAAGGTCTTGCTTGGAAAATTGAAAATGGACAAACACCTGAGTTCCTTAAAGAATACAATGTATATGCTTTAGATATTGGATCAATGTTAGCAGGATCAAAATACAGAGGTGACTTTGAAGAAAGATTTAAATTAGTTTTAGCTGGTTTACAGAAAAAAGGTAAAACTATTATGTTCATTGACGAAGCACACATGATTTCAGGTGCTGGCGCAGGAGGCCAAGGTAGCAGTAACGACTTGGCTAATTTACTTAAACCAGCATTAGGTAAAGGCAACCTAAAAGTAGTTGCAAGCACAACTTGGGAGGAGTATAGAAAGTATTTTGAAAAAGATCGTGCCTTAATGAGAAGATTCCAGCGTGTAAGCATTGACGAACCAAGTGAAGAAACTACCATTGAAATTTTACACGGTATTAAAAAATATTACGAAGAGTTTCATAATGTTGAAATTACAGATGAAGCAATACAAGCAAGTGTTAAGTTGAGTGTAAAATATCAACCAGATAAGAAATTACCTGATAAAGCTATTGATTTAATAGATGTTGCTTGTAGTAGATTTAAAGTTAAAGATCAAACTGATGATTTAATTATAAAAGAAGAAAATATTCAATTTGAACTTGCTAAAATGGTAAAAATACCTGAAGAACAAGTTGCGGAAAGAGAAACAGAAAATCTGGCAAATCTTGAAAAGAATCTTCAAGGCAGTATATTTGGTCAAGACAAAGCAATTACAGCACTCGTTGACAAAATCCTAGTTGCCCAAGCTGGACTTAAACCTGACAATAAACCAATTGGCTCGTTTGTGTTTATGGGTCCAACAGGTACAGGTAAAACAGAAACAGCAAAGCAATTGGCACATCATTTAGGTGTAGAACTTGTGCGGTTTGATATGAGTGAATACCAAGAGAAACACAGTGTTGCTAAATTTATTGGAGCACCTCCAGGTTATGTAGGATTTGAAGATGACGCTGGTCAGTTAATTGTTAAATTACAAGAAAATCCTAACTGTGTGTTGTTGCTTGACGAAATTGAAAAAGCACACCCTGATGTTTCTGCTGTCTTACTACAACTTATGGACAACGGTATGGTTACAGGCAGCAATGGTAAAGAAGCAGATGCTAGAAACTCAGTGCTTATATTGACAACTAACTTGGGCGCACAAGAAGCTGAAAAACACAATATTGGCTTTGGTCAAAAACTTGAAAAAGAATATGAAGATGAAAGTGTCAAAAAATTCTTTAAACCAGAATTTAGAAACAGACTTGATGCTGTAATTACATTTGCTAAACTAGGTAAAGAAGTTATGCTTAAGATTGTTGGCAAATTCTTAAAAGAATTAAAAGATCAAGTCAAACAAAAAGATGTTGTAATAACTATTACAGACGAAGCATTGGATTATCTAGTTGACAAAGGATTTAATCCTAAAATGGGCGCTAGACCTTTACAACGAGTTATTGACGAACAAATTAAGCGTCCTTTGAGTAGAGCTTTATTATTTGGAGATCTAAAAAATGGTGGCACAATTAATATTTTGTTTAAAGAAAAAATTGAGTTGGAAATAAATGCTAAAGTCTGTGAAGAAGTTTGAAACTACTAAACTACATTATGGAAAATATCTATATAAAGTTACCATACGTTCTCCATTGGCTCATATATTTAGAACAGAATTACAACGAAAAGGCAATTTAGCATATGCTAGTTCAGAATTATTTCGATATGATCAACTTTACAAAGCTGGAAAGACACTTGTAAAAAAATCGTGGAGAAGTATAGACGTAGTTTCTGTAGAAGATTTTTTGTGTTGTCAAAAAATATATAGATTTTTAAAAAATTCTAGCGACTATCTTGTGCGCTGTGAATATAACACACTTAACATTTATAGTAATAATAAATCATTTATTCAAAAATTTACCACACTTAATACATGTACAGAATATTACGAACCTGATCCTACAGCAATTAATTTTTTACAAAACAACACTAATGTTATAGTAATTGATAAACCTACAAATTTTCCTATCAAAGTTACGTTTGGACGTAAGCAAGCTAAAAAAGAATTAGGAAAATGGTTAATAGCAAATACTGATAAAGCAAGAGTAGGACCGGTTCTACTTGACAATTGTTTAGTAGAGGCAAGATGGATAAAAGGACAATATATTTTTATTAGAGATGAAAAAGTATTGTTTATGATACAATTAATTTGTGGTGATAATATTAGCCGAATCGACAAATTAGTCTACAAAGAAGATATAGATAAATAACATATAATAGAAACTAAGGAACACCAATGGCTTATTTTGTACGTTTAGTAATGGAAAAACAAGAAGTTTCTCTAGATGAAAGTATCTTCGCAGAACAGCAGATTTATACAGAGAACGATAACAGTTATATAGAAATCCCTTTAGCAAGAGAGTTAGACGAAAGTGAAGCAGATGAGTATGCTGGCAAATTAGCAAACTATATGTTTGAAATGGGCCATACAGACTTTGACATCGAAATTATGGGCGAAGGCGATGTAATTGATGAAGAAACTTACGACGGTGACGAGTTTCATGAAGCATATGGTACTATGTGGTTCAATGAGGACGACGAGCTCGACGAAGCAGAATATCAAGGTCGTAAAGTATCACTTGGTAAACCAATGCGTGGCGATGTAAAAAAGTTTAAAGTATATGTCAAAGATCCAAAGACTAAGAATGTTAAAAAAGTAAACTTTGGTGATCCTAATATGAAAATAAAAAAATCAAATCCAGCACGTAGAAGAAGTTTCCGTGCTAGACACAATTGCGACAATCCGGGTCCACGTACAAAAGCACGTTATTGGAGTTGTAGAAAATGGTAATGATTAACGAAATCTTTGACAAGAAAGCAATCGAAGATTTAAAAGTCGGTGATCAATTACCATTTGATATTATTGAAGACTTAAATGTTTTCATGAAAAATGATCCAATGTTTTACCGCAAGCAAACATATCCGGCAATGTGTGCTGTACAAAAAGCAGTACAAAACGGCGGGAAATATAATAAAAAAGACCTACTACCTATGATTGATAAAGCAATTGAGTCTTACTGTACTGAATTCAAAATTCCAAAGCGTCCGGCAGACATGCTCACTGATGCTGAAAAAATGGAATGTGTATCAAGATTATTAAGAGGTGAGGTAGAGAATTTTCGTAACGGAGAATACTAATGCGTTACAGCGAATTCAAGATACTCACTGAAGCCAAAGTAGGCAGAGAATATAATCATTTAGAAGATCTTGTTTTTATTGATGGTAGTGCGGGTGCTACTAAAGCAATCGATATTTTACGTAAACTTGGCAGCGATAGCGGAGACGTAGCTATAAAATGGGATGGTTATCCTACTATGTATTATGGTCGTGAACCTAATGGCGAATTTGTTTTAGTAGGTAAGAACGGTTGGAGTAAAGGACAAACTGCTAAATCTCCACAAGAACTTTACCAATTCATTACAAACACAGGTAAAGGCGAAGACTGGCGTGAAACATTTGGTAGAGATATGGCTGCTATATTCAGTATAATGGAAGCATCTACTCCAGTTGATTTTAGAGGATATGTTTATGGAGACTTGTTATATCATCCTGGTAATCCTGTAGAGTCAACAGCAGAAGGAATAAATTTTACACCTAATTTAGTAACCTATACTGTAGATCCAAACAGTCAATTGGGTAAAAGAATTGAAAATAGTAAAGTAGGTGTAGTTGTACATACAAAGTATCCAGCATTTGGCGATCCTTCAGGCAAGCCAATTAAGGATGTACAGGAATTAAACAGTAACGATGCTGTTGTCTTAGGACAAACATATGTTACACACCAGCCTACTATTGATACTTCTGAAGTAGACAATATAGAAAAATTTGCCAGCCAATATGGTCAAAGCATAGATAACTTTCTAGCACCAGTAGCAGGGTTAAGTGATATGAAAAATATAATTTACACTTATGTAAACCAAACTAGCAGAGCAGGTAATCTAAAAGGCTTAGAAAAAGGATTCTTTGATTGGTTAGCTGGCAGTAAAGTAAGTGCTAATAAACAAGCAAAAATAAATGATATGGCAAAGGCTAATCCTAATGCGTTACCTGCTGTGTTTAGCTTAGTTAAACAAATTATGAAAGCCAAGGATCATATTATTCAACAACTAGATGACGCTCCTTCAGATGTTAAACAAAGCACTAAAGGAGAAAAAGGCGGTGAAGGTTATGTGGCGCTAGGAAGCAAAACAAAATTAGTGCCAAGAACAAGGTGGACGCCGTCATGAAATTCAAAGATATAACAGAAGCACCAAAAACAGCAGTTCTAGCATTTGGACGCATGAATCCACCTACAATAGGACATAAAAAATTAGCAGACAAAGTAGCAAGTTTACCTGGCGATCCTTTTATCTTTGTAAGTCAAAGTCAAAAGCCAAAAACAGATCCATTAAACTTTCCTGATAAACTAAAATATGCTAAAGCCAGTTTTCCAAATGTAACTGTAGGTAGTAGCGATGTAAAAACAATTATACAAGCGTTACAAAAAATAGAAAGCATAGGTTATGATAATATTATCTATGTTGCTGGCAGTGATAGAATACAAGACTTTACTACCTTGATTAACAAGTACAACGGCAAAGAATACAATTTTAACAAAATAGATGTTGTAAGTGCTGGCGAGCGTGATCCTGATGCTGAAGGTGCTGAAGGCATGAGTGCTAGTAAAATGCGAGCGGCCGCAGCAGCAGGTGACTTTGATAGTTTTAAACAAGGTGTTGCTAATCCAAAAATTGCTCAACAAATGTTTACTGATGTAAGAAAAGGAATGGGCATCACAGAAATACTAGGCTTTGCTACTCGTACACCTAAACGCACAAGTATAAAAAAGAAACCTGAGAAGTTTGAACCAAGTGTACAAGATAGAATTGCTGCTCGAAGAAAAGCAGCAGCAAAGGGTGACAAAGATGCTTGGAAAAGTAAAAAAAAGGTTGACGAAGGTTACAAATTACAACTAGAGCGTGACACTGATATGATGGTATTACATATTGTTGATACTGAAACAGGCAGACGTACAGAAGTTCGTGGCAAGCTAGGCTATGAATCAGGCAACTATGATCCTAATGACAAATTACACATGCTACTAGATAAAATTGGCAAAAGTGCTGATATTTCGCAGCTAATGAATGGTGAGCCTGTAGGCATTAATCCAAAGCACCCACAAGGTGCTAGTGCTAAGGCTGCTACTGACAAAGCATATAATGAATCAGACGTGCCGTTGGGCAAGTATCTATTCCATGTAACATATGCAAGCGGGTTAACAGGAATGTTAAGAGATGGTCACTTAGGTGAACCAGATGAATATTTTAGTATGACAGCAGATCCAAAATATGTAGTGTCGGGCAATCCAGAAGTACAAATAGTCATCGATACTGCTCGTGTAAGCAAAATGGAAACATTTGAAAAGCATGTAGAAGATTGGGAAAGTACTCCAGGAGCAGGTGATTGGGCTAAAGGCGACGACGGTGATTTTGAAAGTGAGTACAGGGTAGAAGAAACGATACCTTGGAACTATGTAGTAGCAGTAAAAATCCTAAAGTCTAAAGCAACACCAGAAATAATAGAACTAGCAAAAAAACGTGGTGTGAAACTAGTTGGCAAAGATAACAACGTAACTGAAAACGTTGCATATAATGAAAGCACAGAGCTAGATAGTCTTAGAAAATTTGTAAAGTCTCAACGAGAAGCACCTGATCAAGTTCTTTATCAAATGATGATGGCTCCGGATACTTATGGACACGCAGCATCAAACTTTGTAAGAAGTTGGTATGAGAAAACAAAAGAAGAAAATGGTTTAAATGATGTAGATTCAGCGTTAGAAATAATGGTTGATCAACTTGGAATGAATGAAAACTTTGCTGATGGTAAAGTAAAAGGCAAAAGCAGACCAGGGCGTGTAAAGCGTTCAGGTGCTAGTTGTAATGGAAGTGTTACAGCATTACGCAAAAGGGCTAAAAATAGTAGTGGTGAAAAAGCGAGGATGTATCATTGGTGCGCAAACATGAAGTCGGGCAAAAAGAAAAAATAGACTGGGCAGTAGAATACCCAGACGGTTATAGCAGAACGTGGAGAGAACACGAAGACATGAGCATTGATGATATAGAATGGGCGCACTACATAGCCAAGTACAAAGAACACGAAGCAAATAGAACAAGCACAAACGAAAGAAACAAATACTGGAATGAATATAGAAGATCTAAATGAAGATGCTAGAATTGTAAAAAATGTTAACACTACCGCAGATGTTGATATTGATCAAATACCAGTGGAAGCAATTAAATTAGGCAACAAAGTCACAATAGACGGTGTGCCGCCATTTTTACGTGTAGATGGTAAACTAAAAGAACGGCGTTACACAGCGTATGAATGGAGTGTAATGGAGGGTGGACACAGTTTAGAAGAGCCAGAGGCAAAACCTAAACTGTTTGATTTCGATAAATACTAACATGTTCATTAGAGAGACTTTTAAAAAAACACCATTTTTAATGTTTATGGCTGATTTACGTATCAGACAAAAATTTTATAGCCAAGCTATAAAAGTCCAAACCAGTGCTCGTAATGTAATTGAAGCACGTAAGCAAATTATGGCACAATATGGTCCAGAAACAAAAATTATCTCACTAAGGAGAATCAAATGAATTTACGTGAGATTACAGGTGGAGGCAAAGATGCTCATCAAGCAAAAGGCAAAGATCCAATGCCTAAAGCAAAAGGTGGCAGAAAAAAACATCCTTTAAAGCATCAATTAGTAGGCGATAGTATAGAACATGAACTCGACGAAGCAGCACCTGTTATAGCCGCAGCTATATGGCTTATTAAATGGGCAGCAGTACGTGGCGCATGGCCTGTATTAAAGTTTATACTAAAAAGATATGGCGGTAAATTAGCATTTGGCGCAGGAGCAGTAGCAGCAATTGATCAAGGATGGGATTGGGTAATTAGTAAAGTTGGCGAAGAGTATGCCCAGATGCTTATTGATAACAAATTTGAAATTGGAATGGCAGTAGCATTAATAATGGGTGCTGTAGCATTACAAAAAATCTTTATGAAAAAGGGTGACGAAATTGTCGCTAAGTATCAAGAGTCAATTAACGAAATGACCAGTGCGGGCGGCATAGCAGCAGTAGCAATGCCAATGGGCACATTACAGCGTAGAGGCACAAAGCCAAAACGCAAAGCAAAAAAGAAGAACAGATAAATAGTAGTAATCGGAGAATACTATGACAACAGTAGATGAAAAATCAAAAGGTTTGTATTACAACGTAAACAAACGTAAGAAAGCAGGAACAAGTCGTCCAAAAAATCATCCTAAAGCGCCAAGCGCACAGGATTGGAAAGATGCTGCTAAAACAGCAAAAGAAGACAACCAAATGGGTATGGATCCAAAGCATAGAGAAATCGCTGGCTTAGGACGTAAAATGATCGACATGGCATCTAAGATGACAGGTACAGATGATAATACACTTATGATGGCAAATGCTTTATCTCGTCTTGGCGACACACTTACAAACTTTGGTGCTAACTTTGGTCCAAAGAGCATGGAAGATGTTGTAAGAATTACAGGCATGGACAAACCAGTGATCTCCGCACTGATTAAAAAAGCCAAAAGCGACACAGGTTCTTCAACTAACCAAGCAGCAGAAGGCAACGAGTTTGCTAAAAAAGTTGCTGACTTAAAAGCAAAAGGTGCTAAACCAGGAACTAAGTTTAAAACATCAGACGGTCAAGAACATGTACTTGAAGGTCTTGCTGATATGGCAGATATTGCCGAGCGTGATCACGAAGTACAAATGGCAAGAGCAGAGCTTTATAAGATTGCCAAGTATAGTATCAAACTACATGACATGATGAAAAGTATAAGCGAAGCTGAAGGTCTTGAAGGATGGATGCAGAGTAAAATTACTAAAGCAGCAGATTACCTAGGCAGTGTGTATCATACTCTTGATTATGATCAATCACCAATTGCTACCGAATCACATAAGTTTACAATGTCAGAAAACGATGTCACTGCGTATAAAAATACATTAGCAGAAAAGATGTCAAAAAAAAAATAAAGTCAGCCCATAAACACGCAGACAAGTTAAAGAAAGATAAAAAAGCAAAGTCTAGTATCACAAAATGGGCTAAAGACAAAGGAATGGATCCAGAAGGTGCTATGTACGCAATAGCAATGAATAGGGAGAAAAAGAAATGAAAATATCTGAAGTAACCGATCACACTTGCGAAGAGTGCGGCAATGTAAGTTGGACCACATTAGACGAAGAAAAGAAAAAAGGTAGCCACGGAAAAGTATGCTGGAAAGGCTATCGTAGAGGAAAAGGCAATAGTTGCCATAAGGTAAAAGGCGACGGCTAGTGTGCTTGTATAACGACGGTGTTATATTAGAAAAACAACTTTTTGACAAACAAACTATAAAAAATATAAAAGAAAGTGTTTCAGCATTAAAACCTGATCACGGGTTTGATCATAACCTTGAATTCACTGTTGATAAACCAAAAAACCTATACAGTCAATATTGTTCAGAAAACATAGACGATAAAAGTTTTTCTATCCTAAATAATAAAATTAAAAAAATAGTAAACGAGCACATAGAAGATGCTGTGCCTTTTGGTAATGGAAATGTAGTTGTACAAAATTCAGGATATAATGCTGTCATGCCACATCTTGATTGTCCTTACAGATTCACACAATACAATTATGAAAAAGATTTACTTGGCGTATTGGCATTTGTACCTTTAGATAATTTTACCAAAGAAAACGGTGCTACAGGGTTTGTAAAAGGAAGTCATAAATTTCACTTGGATAATGTAAAATGTTATGAAGGTCATTATAACGATTTTTATAATGACAACCATGAGCAAATTGAATGCAAGATTGGAGATGTAATTATTTGGAACGCAAAAATATTACATAGCGGCATGCCTAATCATACTAAGTATTCAAGGGCTGGTATTGCTATAAATTATGTTAGCAATAGTATTATGGATAACCTATACAAAATTATGAATGAACAAAGTCATAGTGAGCAATATAGAAATGACGTTTGAAGAAAACATACATAACTGGATAGAAAAATTCCTAAGTATACCTAACACGACTTTTAGTAATCTGCCTCCTTGTCCCTTTGCTAAACAAGCAATGTTAGAAGACAAAATACAATGTGTTGAATTAAAGGCTATAGATCGACTTAGCATTGGTGAATATTTTATATGCGAATTAGAAAACTTTTCTTATCATTGGCCTAGAAAAAAAGAAGTAGTAATATTAGGTTGCGACCCACAATTAATCACTAGCGAAGAATTATCTCGTGCTGTAGGACATGCTAACGATCAATTTTTACATAACAGAGGATACATTGCGCTAGAGGATCATCCAGACGAAGAAGAAAAAGTTAATGAAGTAATTTTAAACAATGGCCAATATGCCATTGTATTTTTACAGGATTCAAAAAAGTTAAATACAGCAAGAACAGCATTACAAAAACAAAATTATTATGTTAACTGGGATGCCGAATACTATGCTGATGTAACTGAAATATGACAAGTAGAATCGATTTAACAAAAACAACATATAAAACAATTGATTTTAAATTGTTGTCTAGTAATGAATTTACAGAATGTGAACAAATATACAAACAGTATATAAGATACAAAAACTTTGAAGAAATATATCCAATTTTTAGAGAAGACTGGGATCATTCTACAGTTTTTGGATATTACGACAACAACCAATTAGTAGCATGGAGTGCTTATTATGTATATCCTAGTAAAAGCACAGCACATGCGGATCAATTTGCTTGGAACTACAAGAATCCTAAACTTAAATTAGGTTACAAATCTTTGAGAAGTGAATGTGCCTATTTTAGAAATATAGGATTTAAATACCTAATACTCGGAGATCTATACAGTTACAAACAAGAGCTTAAAGGATTTGAAACAATAAATATAGATTCACCAGGCGCATTTGAGTCTTGACTTATTACATATAATAGTATATAATTAAATTAAAACAAAAGGAGCAAGTATGAGTGACAGAGTTTACGGCGCTGAAGAAAAAGCTAAACTAGAACGTCTAGTAAAAGAAGGTGTAACAGTATTACAAGAGATTGAAGATTTACAAGGCGGATTGAAAGAAACTGTGAAAGCAGTAGCAGAAGAACTTAACGTAAAACCTAGTCTTATTAATAAAGCAATTAAAGTTGCTCAAAAAAATGACTGGTCACGTCATCAAGATGAATTTGAAGATCTTGAAACCATTGTTGCTACAACTGGATATGATAAAGACTAAGTACTTTAAGGAGTTTACATGAATCGAGGCAAAGTAGAACCAGTTTGGCAAGACCAAAGTTTTTATAATTTAGATTATGAAAGTCGCGGTGGTTATGGGCAAGATGAATACATCATGTATGGGCACGATCCATACAAAGTAATAATTAACAATGATGTATATGTTGGCCCAATGTCTAAGATGCCAGACTTTAGTAGCAATGTGATTGAACAACTTCCAACTCATGATAGTTATAGTGTTGCTTTTTACAGAACACCACCAGGTAACATATTGCCAGTACATAAAGATATGTATTGTAATTATATGAAAATGAACAACATATCAGATGTTAACAAAATTACTAGATACATTGTTTTCTTAGAAGATTCTAAACGTGGACATCTTTTTCAAATAGAAAAAGAAGTGTTAGCAGACTGGAAGCGTGGAGATTGGATTAGTTGGACAGGCAGTACTTTACATGCGGCATATAATATGGGTATAGAGCATAGGTACACAATGCAGGTTACCTGTTTTGATAACTAGAATATTAGATTACTTTAAAGAGAGTTATAGATTATCTCCAGTAGCGTTTTACTGTGAAATGGCCGAAACAACTTTATTAATGGCTGCTTCAGTAATACTTACTTTTACTGTGTTAGATCCTGCTACTGAACTTTTTATACCAATGTATTTAATAGGTAGTATACTAGGTGTCATTAGCACAGTTATACGAAAGGCAGCATTTGCTATTATATTGTGTGCTTGGTTTGTGCTTATGAATTCTCTTGCTCTAATACAACTTTTCGTGTTATAATAATAAAAAGGAATATAAATGCCATACGTTGATGCTTTTTTTGATAGAGATGCTGATATTATTCGTGCCGTTGAACGCCGCGATGGCAAAAGGCATTATCAAGAATATCAAGCAAAGTACACATTTTACTATGAAGATCCACGTGGCAAATACAAAAGCATTTATGGTGATCCATTAACACGTATTGTATGTAAAAACACAAAAGACTTTCGCAAGGAACTTGCTATAAACAAAGGCAAGAAAATGTTTGAGTCTGATCTTAATCCTATATTTCAATGTTTAAGCGAACACTATCTTAATCAAGATGCTCCTAAAATGAATGTTGCTTTTTTTGATATTGAGACAGACTTTGATCCAGAGCGTGGCTTTGCTGATCCAAGCGATCCTTTTATGCCTATTACTGCTATTACTGTACATTTACAATGGCTAGATGCTCTTATTACTTTTGCTTTGCCGCCAAAGACACTAACTATGGAAGAAGCACAGGCAGAAGTAGAAGATTTTGACAATACATTCTTGTATGCTAATGAAGGCGAAATGCTAGAAGCGTTTCTTGATATTATTGAAGATGCTGATATTATAAGTGGTTGGAACAGCGAAGGTTATGATATTCCATATACAGTCAATCGTGTAAGTAGAGTGCTGAGCAAGGATGATACAAGACGTTTTTGTTTGTGGAAGCAACTTCCTAAAAGACGTGAGTTTGAAAAGTATGGCAAAACTGCTGAAACATTTGATACTGTTGGCAGAGTACATATGGACTATCTTGAACTATATCGCAAGTACACATATGAAGAACGCCACACATACAGACTAGATGCTATCGGCGAATTGGAAGTTGGTGAAAACAAGACTGTGTATGAAGGCACACTTGATCAACTTTATAACAATGACTTCAAGAGATTTATTGAATATAATAGACAAGACGTTGCCCTACTTGACAAACTAGATAAGAAGTTAAGGTTTATTGACTTAGCAAATCAAATTGCACATGACAACACAGTGCTATTACAAACAACAATGGGTGCTGTAGCAGTTACAGAACAAGCTATTGTAAATGAGTCGCATAATAGGGGCATGCAAGTTCCAAACAGAAAAGAACGTGATGGACAGACAGCAGCAGCTGGTGCTTATGTTGCGTTTCCTAAAAAAGGTTTACATGAATGGATTGGTTCAATGGATTTGAACAGTCTGTATCCAAGTGTTATTAGAGCAATGAACATGGCACCTGAAACTATTATAGGACAAATTAGATTAGAAATAAGCGAAGCTCGTGTACAAGAAGATATGACACTTAAAAAGAAAAGTTTTGCGGGCAGTTGGGAAGGCAGATTTGCTACTGAAGAATATGAAGCTGTAATGGATCAACGTAGGGATGTATCTCTTACTATTGACTGGGAAGAAGGTAAGGAGCCAGCAGGCAGCACTAGTGATGTTCTAAGTGGTGCTGAAATACACAAACTTATTTTTGATAGTCAAATGCCGTGGATGCTTAGTGCTAACGGCACTATTTTTACTACAGAATATGAAGGCATTATTCCTGGTATTCTAAAGCGTTGGTATAGCGAACGTAAAGATCTACAAAAGATGTTAAAGAAAGCAAAAGATGCTAAAAATGACGCAGAGATTGAATACTGGGATAAACGTCAGCTAGTTAAGAAGATTAACTTGAACAGTTTGTATGGTGCTATTTTAAATCCTGGTTGTAGATTCTTTGATAAACGTATTGGACAGAGTACTACACTTACAGGTAGACAGATTGTTAAGCATATGAGCGCAGAAGTAAACAAAGTTGTTACTGGTGAATATGATCACGTAGGCAAAGCTATTATATATGGCGATACAGACTCTGTGTATTTTAGTGCGTGGCCTGTGTTAAAAGATGAAGTTGCTCAAGGTACTATACCTTGGGGTAAGGATAATGTTATTACATTGTATGATCAGATTTGTGAACAAGCAAACACAACATTTCCAGACTTTATGATGCGAGCATTTCATTGTCCAAAGTCACGTAGTGATGTTATTGCGGCGGCTAGAGAAATTGTTGCTGAAACAGGCTTGTACATTACAAAGAAACGTTATGCGGCATTAGTATATGACTTGGAAGGCTTTAGAACAGATGTTGATGGTAAACTAGGCAAAGTAAAAGCAATGGGGTTAGATTTAAAACGCAGCGATACTCCTGTGTTTATGCAAAACTTTTTAAAAGACTTATTAGATATGGTACTACAGAAAAAAGGTGAAAAAGAAATACTAGATGCTATAAGTGATTTTAGACGTGAGTTCAAAGAACGTCCAGGATTTGAAAAAGGATCACCTAAACGTGCTAACAAGATTGGACATTATCAGCGTCTTGAGGAAAAGCAAGGCAAAGCAAACATGCCTGGACACGTAAGAGCCAGCATCAACTGGAATACACTTAAACGTATGAATGGTGACAAATACTCACAAGAGATTGTAGATGGTATGAAAGTTATTGTTTGTAAACTTAGACAAAATCCATTGGGTTTTACTAGTGTTGCTTATCCAACAGATGAACTACGTATTCCAGACTGGTTTAAAGAACTTCCATTTGATAGTGACGCTATGGAAGAAGTGATTATTGACAACAAACTAGACAACTTGATTGGTGTGTTGAAATATGATTTAGAAAGTACAAAACAAAAGACAACATTCAATAATTTATTCGAATGGGACTAACATGAAATTTTTTATAACAGGTACAAGACGTGGTTTAGGTAAAGCACTAGAAGAAAAATATGGAAATTGCGGAAGTTTAGAAGAATGTGATGTTTTCATCAATTGCAAACACATAGGGTTTGATCAAGTTTATTCCTTATATGAAGCTGCGGATCTAAATAAACGTATAATCAATATTAGTTCCAATTCAGGTGATGGTATTAAAAATAAACCGCATGTATATGCTATAGAAAAAAATGCTCTTGACAAAGCCAATGAACAGTTGTATTATCAAGGAATCGATACAACTAGTGTAAGATTTGGATGGATTGATACTCCTCGAGTACAAGGCGTAGAAGAACAAAAAATGAGTGTAGAATATTGTATATCTGTAATTGATTGGATACTACAACAGCCGCATAAAATAAAGGAAATTACAATTACACCATGAAAGTAGGATTTACATGTAGTACATTTGATTTGTTACATGCTGGACATGTGCAAATGTTACGTGAAGCAAAAGAACAGTGCGATTATTTAATTTGTGCTTTACAAATGGATCCAAGTGTAGACAGAGCTGAAAAGAATGCGCCAGTCCAAACTATTGTAGAGCGTTACACACAATTAAAAGGCGTAAAGTATGTGGATGAAATTATTCCATATGGCACCGAAAAAGACCTAGAAGATATCTTGACAATGTATCATATAGATGTTAGAATACTAGGAGAAGAATACAGAGACAAAGACTTTACTGGTAAGGATATTTGCCGTAAGCGTGAAATAGATCTGTATTTTAACAAACGTGATCATCGCTTCAGCACAAGCGATCTTAGAAAAAGGGTATGTGAAGTATAATGTGGATATTATTTGTAATTAGTTTTGTGCCTGATTTAAATGAATATAAAGTCACAAAATTCAACACCTACAATAACAGAACACAATGCGAAATAAATCAGACTGTATTAAAAGCACTGTTTGAAGAAGATGAAAAGGCGGTTTGTGTATATGAATAAGTTTGTTTTTGATGTTGACGGGACTCTTACTCCAAGCCGTGGCAAAATGGATTATCAATTTAAAGCATTCTTTAATACATTTTGCTTGGTAAATGATGTGTATCTTGTTACAGGCAGTGATAAAGAAAAAACTATAGAACAGATTGGCGAAACATATAACCTTGCTAAAGTTGTATACAATTGTAGTGGCAACGATGTATACAGTTCTGGTGTAAATATTCGAAGTAAAGAATGGACTGCTCCTAAAGAACTTATGGATCTAATGTATGGTTGGCTACAAGCAAGCAGTTTTCCTTTACGCACAGGTAATCATATTGAAGAACGTCCAGGTTGTGTAAACTTTAGTATAGTTGGTAGAAATGCTACATTAGGTGAACGTAAATTATATATTAAACACGACTTAGAAAACAAAGAACGTGAAAGTATAGCATATCAAATCAATCTTGAGTTTCCAGAAATCACGGCAAAAGTAGGAGGAGAAACAGGCATTGATATCTATCCTACAGGCTGGGATAAAGGACAAATACT